CATGGCCTGCTCGATACGCACCAGCCAAGGCCGGATAGTATGCGTAGCAAAGTCGATGGACTGGTGCTCGATATTGGCGAAGGTGCTGCGGCTCAGATCGCCGATCAGGTGCGGCGGCACACGATAGATTCTGCAGATTTCCTCAACCTGAAATTTGCGGGTTTCAAGGAACTGCGCCTCGTTATTCGGCAGACTGATCGGCGTGAAGGACATATTCTCCTCGAGAATAGCTACCTTTGCACCGTTAGTCGAGCCGCCATAGGTCGCATTCCAGCTTTCCCGCAGCCGTTTCGGGTCGCGGATGGTGTTGGGATGCGTCAGGATACCGCTGGGGCGTGCGCCGTTCTGGAAGAACTTCGATCCATATTCCTCTGCGGCGATCCCAAGGCCGATGGCGTTCTTCTCCAGCGCGATGGGACTGTATCCCATGATGCCATCAAAGCCAAGGCCGGGAATGTGCAGCACATCCTCGGGCTTCAGCTGCACAGCAGCGCCATCTGTGGTGGTGTAGGTGTACGTCAGCCTACCGCTGGAATCCCTGTCCACCTCCATGCGGTCGGGAAGCAGCGGATACAAGCCGAGGATGTTGGTCTTGCCGCTGCGAATAATCTGGCTGTAGGAGTTGCCCCACAGGAGCAGATGGCTGAGCATTGTCTCACGCCAAATGAAGCTGGACATTTCCGGGTTTGGCTCGTCATGAAGCAGCCGATACAGCGGATGCTCTGGCACTTTCTGACTGCCATGCTCCGTCGCTTCATATACGCCAACCGGCAGGCTGGCGATGGTTTCTGCGATTACACGCACACAGGCGTATACTGTAGACACCTGAACGGCATTTTTCGGATTGACGGTCTTGCCCGAGGTGGACGAGCCGAAGTAAAAGGTCGGCGCTGCTGATATGGCATTGCGAGGCTTGTCCCGGGCACGGAACAGGCCGTTAAAAGGATTTTTCATAAGCACCTCCTATGAAATGCAGAAGAAATATGATACAATAACACTAACTACTGTATAGATCAGGAGGAAATTCCATGAACAAAGTAGTCAAAGGAATTCTTGTTTTTGCAGGCTTGATTGTTGGCGAAGAATTAATCCGCAAGTGGGTCAATATGCCCCCAGAAAAATACAGTCTTGAATGGATAAAAGGGTTAACGGATAGTGAATGGGAGAAAGAACGAGAAATCGTTCGGCAGAACTCTATCAATTCTAAATTGTCTCTTTCTGAAATTACGAGATGGGAAAATCTTCGTCACCTATTCGATAAGGTAAAGAGTGAAAGAGATTGGGCAGGAAAGACACCGCAAGGCCCAGCTGTTCATCGTGAACACGGGTGGTATTTGCCAAACGATGACTGATCATCATCAATTACAATCCGCTTCCGGTCTTATGGTTATGGCAGCTCGCACACAGCGCCTGCCAATTGCTTTCGTCCCAGAACAGCTTTTCATCACCACGATGCGGGATGACGTGATCGACCACCGTCGCCGGTGTGATTCTTCCGTTCCGCATACACTCTGCGCATAGCGGATTGCGCTGCAGGAAGCTGGCGCGGGCTTTTCGCCAGCGGCCATCATAGCCACGGGATTCAGCACCGCCGCGCCTGCGGTCAGATGAAAACTCCATATGTTTTGAACAATATACGCCCTTGTCGCACAGATTCGGACATCCCGGATAGCGACAGGGGCGTTTTGGTGATTTTGGCATAGGAACCTCCTTACCAGTCGAGAGTCAGCAGACCGCGCTCGTCATACACGCTGCCGCCGTTCAGGTTGCGCTGTGCCCGGTCGAGGGCCATGACCAAAGCAACTACGCCGTCGATTTTTTCGGTGGATTTCTCCTTGTCGGGCTTGATGTTCCCAGCGGGGTCGGTGCGAACATACACGTTATCCATGCACCAGCGCAGGATCGGGTGCCCGTCGTGCCGCAAGGACTGTTCCAGCACCAGACGCATCAGGTCTTTCGTCGGGTTGCTCATGTCCTTGAAGCCCTGACCAAAGGGCACCATCGTGAAGCCGTCATCGTGAAGTGCCTGCACCATCATGCTGGCGTTCCATCGGTCAACGGCAATTTCCCTGATATTGAACATGCGCCCGAGGTTGACGATGTACTGCTCGATGAAGCCGTAATGCACCACGTCGCCCTCGGTGGTCAGAATGATGTTCTGCCGCTGCCATATGTCATACGGCACATGGTCACGCCTGACGCGCAGCGGAATATTGTCCTCCGGGAGCCAGAAATACGCCAGCGTCCGATACAGCGGGTCTTGTTCCGTCGGCGGGAACACCAGCACAAAGGCCGTCAGGTCGCTGGTGGATGACAAGTCCAGGCCACCATAACAGGCACGGCCCAGAAGCATATCGAGGCTGTATTCGTCCCGGCAGGCATCCCACTTGTTCATCGGCATCCAGCGCACAGCGGTATTCGTCCATTGGCACAGATGAAACTGCCGGAACTGGATTTCCTCCGCAGGATTTTCCTTTGCCGATTCGCATCGCTGCTGATAATATTCAAAGTCAACTGTGCGCCCAATGGACGGATTGGCCATTGCCCAGACCTTGGGGTCTGTCCAGTCCGCATCATCCGGTGCGGAATAAAGCACAGGATAAAAGGTACTGTCATGCTTGCGGCCTGCGAGGATATCAGCGGCCTTGGCATGCTGCTCATAGCAGATGCTGGTGCGGTCGCTGCCCGCCGTGGTAATGATGAAGTTCAGCGGCTGCTTACGCGCTGCGCCGGAGCCCTTTGTCATGACATCAAACAATTTCCGGTTCGGCTGACCGAGCAGTTCATCGAAGATGCAACCGTGGACATTGTAGCCGTATTTGCTGGCAACGTCCGAGGACAGCGCCTGATAGATGCTTCGCGTGGGCATGTACACCAGCCGCTTCTGTGATTCCACAATTTTGATGCGCTGCATCAGCAGATCGGACTGGAGCACCATATCCTTGGCGACGTCAAAAACAATGCTGGCCTGCGCACGGTCATTCGCACAGCCATATATCTCAGCGCCTTCCTCATTGTCGGCACAGAGCAGATACAGCGCGACCGCAGCAGCCAGCTCGCTTTTTCCGTTCTTTTTTCCGATTTCGATGTAGGCAGTATTGAACTGCCGATAGCCGTTCTCCTTGATGATGCCGAACAGGTCACGGATGATCTGTTCCTGCCACGGGAACAGGTAGAATGGCTTTCCTGACCATACGCCCTTGGTATGCTTGAGCGACTGGATGAACAGCACCGCACGGTCTGCACGGTTCTTATCGTAGTGGGAAGTCGGCAACATGAAGGGCGTAGGCTTGTATTGGTATTTCTCAGGTTTCTTCTTCATCTGCAGCTCCTTCCTCTACAATAATCACATCATCCAAGCTGGTGGAGGCAAGGATCTGCTCCATCGGGTCGAGCTCTTTCTTGGTCTTTTCCACTGTCAACGCATTGGCAATGATCGCTGTACGATTGGCAGGCGTGAGACCAAACTCTGCCGCCAGCGATTTCACCTCGGCAAAGGCAGCTCGGGAGATGGCGATGTACGGATTCGGTCTGATGCGATCACCGTCACGGTAAACCATGCCCAGCTTGCTGACTTCCTGCTCGGCTTCTTTCCAGCGGGCATATGCCTGACAATACCCAGCGAAGGCCACAGCGTCCGCGCTGGTCAGAATACCCGCGCCGATCAGCACAGGAGCCAGCCTTCGCCATTCCTTTTTCGCTTCGGGTTCCAGCCAGTTGGGACAGCGCAGCATGGTGACCTGCGGCATGGGTTCCAGCTCATTGAGCGGGCGCTTGCCGGGGTTGCCTTCCAGCTTCTTCAGCGCGGTAGGCTTGGGCTTCCGTCCACGCTTCGCCATTGGCATCACCTCCGATCAGGACATAGCCACCACCTCCGAAGGTTTGGTTGGTCATTTATTCGTCTGGATTCGCCGCCTTGAACGCTTCCTCATAGGTCAGCTCTTTGCCATCCCGCAGGCAGCGGATGCGGGACGTGCTTCCATCCTCATGAAGCCTGAACCTCTCCACGATCACCGATGCGTACTTGGGGTCAAGCTCGGTTGTGTAGCAGATGCGGTCACTTTCCTCGCAGGCGATGAGCGTACTGCCCGAGCCACCAAAGGTATCCAGCACGACGGCGTTGGGCGCAGTACTGTTCTTGATGGGATACGC